GTGAATGCTCCACCCACCAGATTGCCCATCCTGGTACCCAATTGCATTCAGCTGATTATGTTTACAGCTCGCCTCGATGCTTTGCCCGTTTCATTTCGTCTTGCATGATTCGGGGCGCACCGATCTACCCACGTTTCCGTGTGTCATCCATCCGCCCTGCGACAGGCTTAGGTCTATGCGTCTAATGAAGTTGTAATTAAGCGGCCAATATACTCAGCGACCTGTGGTACTACTGCGTTACCTAATCCTTTAAGTCTGTCCACCCGATTGGGAATCCCATCAGCCACTCGACCCAATTCGGGTTCAACTTTCCACCAATCGCCGATGGTTCGCGTTGTGCTATCCGATTCTCCAAGTTCTGTGGTTTTCCATACTCTCGCGCGTAAACCGTGTGATTGCGTGATTCCCCTTGCGCTGCCCTTGGCGTGGGCCACATTGCTACTGCTTCTATCAATCGGCTCTTGTATGGTTTGCCGTTCTTCAAACGAGCTTGCACCGTGCTGATATCCTCTGCCATTGAACTGCTGCTCACAGGTGTTGGCCACATCTGTACTGCATCCGCTAGTCCGAGGCTGTGTGATGTTTTGCCATCCTTTGACTTCCTGCGCCCTGTCGGTGTCAATTCCGCGTTGGGATGTTCTACTTCTTGAGTCGTTGGGGTAGGCCACAATGATGATGCGATCTCGTCTATGGGGCGCACCCATTCCGGCTGCTGATACAACACGCCATTCCGCGTCATACCCGATTTCGGTAAGCTCTCCAATGACTTGTGTTCCTCCCATAGTGAGATGTCCACGCACATTCTCCAAGACTGCGAAACGTGGTCGTAACTCGCTAATGGCTGTTTGCACCCATGGCCATAGGTGTCTCGGGTCGTCTGTTCCTTTGCGTTGTCCTGCAAGGCTAAATGGTTGACAGGGATATCCTCCGCAGATGACGTCCACAGGCTCAACTGCTCGCCAGTCAATTTGTTTGATGTCTCCATGATTCGGCACCTCGGGCCAATGTTTTTTTAATACTTTGCATGCGTAAGGATCTATTTCAGATTGCCATATGACTTTCATTCCTGATCGTTCTAAGCCAAGGTCAAGCCCACCAATACCGCTAAACAGCGAGCCAACCGTCAACGTCATGCGCGTGGATTGCTGAGAGTGTAGAGAATGTACTCCATGTCGCTTGGCTTCCATACCGTTGCATGACAGCCAGCCATCTCACAGGCGTTTAACCAAATCTTTTGTCCAGGCGTTAACTTGCCCTTTTCTGCCTTTAGTTCAATAACCAACGGCCTGCCACCTTGGAATGGGTGCACCATGAACAGATCAGGGAATCCCACATCGCCTTGCACGTTGGTCATCCAGCGTCCTCGACTGTTCTTTGCGGGCAGATCGTGATGCACTAACCAGCCGTAACGTTTGGCGACGCTAATCACCATGTCCTTAAAGTCGGCTTCGCTGGTCTTTGGGTCAAGTTTCATTTTTTGTTTTGCCACATCACTACAAGCACGGTTGCCCAAACACCTATCACTATCCCGATGATATTGAATGCCACATAACTCACTTAAGCACCTCAATAATCTTTGATGCTTCGTGTGATTTAAGCAGCTCTAAGACCGCTTCGTCGCTGTCCAACGTGCGCTGGATAAGTTCCAGCAATCGCAGGTCATCAAATCCACCGTCTTTAGCAAGTTTTTTTATGTAACCAATTTGCTTTGGTGTGGCAAATGCGCCAGAGGGTGTGTGCACTTGCGGTTGCGGTGACGTGGTTAGGCGCTCAACCTTTTGCATCTCGTGACGTGACGGCCTAGGCCCACTCGCAGGTGCCTGTAACGGGCAATTGGCTATAGCGCGACCAATGGCGCTGGTCTCACAGTTTTCAACAAAAGATGTGCTGTTGACACCACGATCACTTTTGACTTCTTCTGCGTAGCCCGTAGCGACAGGCACTTTGTCTTCTTTTTCCGCGTACAGTTCGGCATAGAACACGCACGCATCGCCTGTGTAGTTCATCATGCACGTGTACACGCGCCCGTTCGGATATGCCGCCCACCAACGAACAAGGCGTTGCTCAACTGTTTCGTAGTTGCTTAGGTCAAAGCCCATCAGATGCCTGCCCAAACAGATAGGCGTTGTGCATGGTCATGCGCGCCACCGCGGTTCGCGTAAGCAAGTTCGCCTGTATTGCGGATTATGCCACGTCGAGCGGCAGCGTTAAGCCGTCCAGCGATGCCCTTGGTGACAGGAAACTGATCGCCCAAGTGCTTCCAAATGTCATCGGATGTGAAGAAGCCTTTAGTGCGCGCAACCTGCACAATGGCAGCGTCAACCTCGTTTTGTTGTGGTCGTGTCCAGCGCGCATCAGCTGATGATTGCGATGCCAACATGCCCTCAATAAATGGGGCGTTCTTTCGTGCCGGCACACGGCCATCACATACGAAATGTGTTTTGCCTGTTATTTCAGGGTAGGCAATTTGTTCTTTGCAGATCGTGCAGTTTGCCATGTCGGAATCTCCTGTCGGTTAGGAATGTGCTTGTAGTGCTTTGATTGCAAGATCAAGTGTAGTCACATCGTGCAATGGCATCGGGTCTTCTAATGACAACGAGTTCTTCATGCCTTTAAGACGCTGGATGATGCTTGCGTGAGGGTTTTTCTTTACGGCCATAATGTCGTCAATTAGATCAAACATTGCCATTGTGTGATTTGTTTGCATTGCTTGCTCCAATACCATTCGTCGGGTTTCTTCTGATAGTTCGCCTTGATTCCATGCAACACCTTCGCTCATTTCACACTCCATGGCCCCCAGCCGAACCCGTAGCGCTCGACCCCGTAGTTGTATATTTCTAAACCTGCAAGCAAGTTAGTTTGAGCCTGTAACAGATCTGACGATTGCGTGATGATGCCTTTACCGATAAGCCATTTTGTCCATGACCGACCGTTAATTTGCAGCAAACCCCAGTCTTGTGATTTGTCACGGTTTAGCGTTTTGTTGTGTGCATTAGGACGGCAATTTGATTCACGCTTCATCACAGATTCAAGCACGGTGCGCTGATCTGCAGGCCAGCCAAGGTTGATGGCAAGCGCGCTGAATTGTTCACAAGCCGACGTGTACGGGTCAATGTAGATCGTGGAACTGGTGGTCGTGGTCGGCTCAATTAGGTACGGCTGGACGCTTATCGGTGCCAAGGCGATGGTGCCAGATGGGGCGCTAGACGCGCTAGGAGCCCCTGTAAGCGCCGTAACCCCAAAGACCGTACAAAGCACTAGCCCAATGATTTTTTCTGCTAAATAGTTCATCTTTTCTCCAAAGGTATGGGCACGCCCCAAGATGAAGCGTGCGATCTAAATGCGATTTGTCCTTGTAAGTATTTTCCCGAGTCGGGGTTTGTGAAGATTTGCACCAGAATTTCTTGACCGTTATCCATCACGCCTATATAGACGCTGTAGTCAACTATCTGTGGTTCAGTCATCGCCTGTCCTTTTGTCGGTAATTCGACCTTAGGGGATAGGTATGTCCTTGGGTGGGATTTCCCCGAACACCTTTAAGAATGCGGCTTTAACCCAGATTACTGAGTCGGCGGCCTGTGGTGTGATTTCAATGTGGAACCAGTCGCCACCTGGTGCACCGTGGATTGTTGGTTTCTCATACTTCTGCCATGCTTGACGATCACAACGCCATGCTCGACCCTGTGGTTCTGGGAAGTAATCCAAAATACATTGCAGGCCAAGATCGTTGGCGTTGGCGACCAGTTTGTCAATAAATAGCAGCGCTTCTTTTCGCCCTGCTTTTGGATTTTTTTCGCTTTTGCGATACGACAAATCAACAGCTCTGCCAGTCGCGTGAACCGACAATGAGCCTGGCTTGCCGCGCATATCGCGTTGACCCCAAGACCCGTTGTTCCAAAGCGCGCCATTTGATGCAGCGATTGCTTGCTTTATCCATTCGTTCATGCCGGCACGTACAGCTGGTGATGCACCGTCGGCGTTGCCGATGTAGTCGCGTGCGTTTGGCACGCCTGCTTTAGCTTTGGCTATTGCCACGACCAAATGCCAAGTCTTTAGGGTTCACATATCGAATGAGAACTGGCACAAGCGCGGCGAGCGCTGCTTTGCCTAGATCGGCTGGGTCTGTGTTGCCTGTTGAATACACCGCGATGACCGCTGCAATGACCGAGCGACCATATGAAGCAAATAGGGCTTTGTCTTTAGGCTTCAACATCTTTGGCTCCTTCTTTCACTTTTGACTTTAGTCCGTTTGAGGCCACTAAGCCTGACAACGTGCCGGTCATAAATACGGTCAGCGTTGATAGCAGGTCTATAAATGCGGAGTCGTTAGGGCTTTGGTGACCTATTGGCTGGGTCACAAACATGAGCGCATAGACAAAACCAAGCACGGTGATTGCAAACACGCTGGCAAGGATGATGCCAACTACAACAATTAGTCGAGCGTGAAGCTCCTCGGGTTTAAGGCGTGCTCTCATAGATTAAATCCCTTGTGCACGTGCCAGACGGATTGCAAAGCGGTGGTTCGCATTCAGGCTTCTGCCAGTTGGCTGGGTCTTGGCATGGGTAACGATATGAGCCGTCATAACCACATCCCGCACAACCCCACAAAACAACCGCTATTAGCGCGGCATAGCCGATGAGGTAGCGCCATTTCATTACGGGGCTGGCTGGGCGTTTACTTGCTGATTTATGAACGCAGCGTATTCTTCGTCGGTCATTGTTCTAGTTTCGTCATCAACTTGGATAAACACTTCGTCTTGTGGGTACATCGCAACTGCTTCTTCGTAAGTCATTTTGTGTCCTAACTGTTCTGGTATCCGTAAACGCGGATTGTTCCACCCGTCAAAGTTCCGCTAGCAGGAGAAATAGTGAATGCGGTGTATTGCGTGGAGTTGTTAAGGAAACCGTTTGACTGACCACTACCAACACCAGCGGTAGTAGTGCCATTGTTATACGGAGCGCTAATGTAAGTTAATTTTGCAAGTTGTGGTGATTGTAAAGTAACAGACATATTTATTCCGTTTGCGGTTGCGTAACCTGAATAAGTCCAAATAGCGCCATTGTTTGTTGCTACAACCGAAGTAGCGCTACCGTCATAAGGCGCATTCACAAATGACTGATAATAACCTGCTGTCGTTGCACCCAAAATGATTCTCATATTTCCAGAAGCAGAACTAGCGCCACCCGAAACCGTTATTAAATAGTTTTCGTAAGTAGCCGAAAACGCCCCAGTAACTTCAACTGTTGCAACCGCGCTACCAATAGTCTGAGTCTTGACAAGGGCAAGTGCACTATTGGCAGCAAAACTAAAGTTGGCATTGAGTGAACTGGCGGTCAATACTTCGCCAGCGGTGTACGTAGTTAGTGGCATAGTGCTCCTTATCCTAAAACATTCTCTGCGTCGAGTGTGCCATACACCGCGTCATCCAATATCAACTCGTAAACAATCGTGGTTGGCGCGGTTGAGTAAAGCACCCTGTGGCCTGTGCTGAAATCCAAATAATGCTCAATGCCTTCAACAGACAGCTCTTGTGCTAACTGGGTTGTGCCGGCACCGCTCGGAAACGTTTTTTCTACGGTGATGGTGTCGCCTATTTCTAGGGTTGCCAGGGTGTCCTTTTGGGCGGTAGTCAGCATCAGGAATGCGGTTTCCACGCTGGTATACCGTGCCTCGGGTTCAGGGTTCAACAGGTATGACGCGGCTGTGTCAATAGCGCCTTGTTCGTGTAGCAGGCTGTTTGTTATGCTGTCGGTCTGAATGAAGTAGGTGGCGATTGAGCCTGCGTCGGTGGCTGTTGCCGTGTTCCCATTTAACCCTGTTACGACCACGCGATTGACCACAGCGTCAGCCTCAAATGAGATGCCCACGCCGTTGTACTTGTATTCGGTGCCGTCATCATGGAAATCAGCAACCGATGCCGACAACGTGTTGCCGATGCGGTCTTGGAATGTAAGCACGCCATCACGGGACATAAACAGGCGACCGAACTCGGCGGTGTCGTTGATCTGGGCAATATATTGCAGCACGTTGGTTCCAGCGTTAACTGTGTACGAGGCGTCATGGCCAAGGTTGACGGTGCCAGTTGAGATGTCTCGGGCTAGTGCTGGGAAGTCAACTTCTGGTAAATCAAGCACAGTTTCTATGCGCGCACCTGATGTTTCGGCCGATGGGTTGAACTCGTCCAAATAGGTTTGTGACAACAAATAGAATTGGTCAGCGCAATACACGGTCACGGTGTCAAGACCGCCAAGTGCAAAGTTGTAGTCGTAGTTCACTACATAGCCCGAGTACAGCAACTCGGCTACATTTGTAGAGCTGTATCGAATAAGGCGAACTTGACGCATTGGCGCTAGTCCAGGCTTTGCCTCGGCCGTGTCGTAATACGGGCTGTTTTCGTCAAACGGGTTAAAGATGCCGTCCACGTCTTGAATGGTGAACGTCATCGTGCCGGCGCTAAACGTGTCGCCTATGTCGCGTCTGCCGCGTTTGGCTGTGATGCTGACAGTCGAGTCCATGACGCTGGCGAACTCAGTCGTGCCGTCCAACACGTATGAAGTGTTATCTAAAACGCCTTTGAGCGCGTCATCTAAAACGAATGCGTCAACTTGGAACCCTGTAGCAATCTGCAGGTCATAGTTGCCTGAATCAACAACAGCGACGCCTGGCATTAGGCAATGTTCAGAGCCAACGGCCCTGCACTCCGTGAGTAGGCGCGCAACGCGTTAACTACGGCTTGACCAATTTCGGCGCTAGTCGATAGCCCGCCTGTGACGTTGACGGTCACTCCCCCGCCAGTATTCATGCGATCTAATGGTATGACGGCTTCTGGGCCTGACTCGCCAATTAGCGCAAGAGTAGGGGAATTAACTATTCCGCCTTCAGCCATGCGCGGGATGTTTGGCATAGATGGCAAAGGTTTTGGCGAACTAGGAAGCAATTTTGCTAGGTCGGGCAATCCACCAATAATGTTTGCTACATTGCCAATTACTGGCATTGCAAGTCCACCAAGGATTTTGGCTGCAAGACCACCGATGCTGTTAATAGCGCTCATTGCATCCACGAGCTTGTTAAACGCTATGGCTAATCCGATGACCGCAGCGGTTGCCAATATGAATGGATTAGTTGCCAAAGCAATGTTTAGCGCAACAACCGCAGCTGCTATCGCGCCAATAGTTATTGCTATCCGGGTAAAAACTTGAGGGTTGTTTTGTGCCCAGTCAGCAAACTTTTGCATGTACGGGATAACCGCTTCAAGCACAGGCAAAAACGCCGCGCCAATTCCTTCTTTAGTTTCGGCAATTGAGTTCTTAAAGATCGCCATTTTACCTGCAGCGGTTTCAGCGTTTGCTGCAACAGACCCGCCAAAAGTTCCGCCTAGCACGTCCATAACTTCGTTGAGTGTCGCGCCCTCTTTGATCATCGTTGCCATCTCTGGACTCAACGATCGGAGCGCCTTAAAGTTGCCCTGATAAGCCTTAGCCAATGCGTCGGCGACCGTCGTGCTATCCATCTGTAGCGCTGTGCTGATGTCCATAACAAGGTTCATATTTTTCATGGCAAGGTCAACATCTTTAGTACCGCGGACAAGTGCTTCAAGAGACTTGCGATATTCGGTGTCAGCAATGCCAGACGCTCGAGACATTGCGCTGATCTGTTCCTCAACCTGTGCGGTCTGCGCTTTGCCCGCGCCAGTCACATTTTGCAAAGTAAGCGCTAAAGCCGCCTGCTCTTGCTGATCTTCCATTGCTGCACGTGTGGCATCACCAAGGGCAACGGCTAAACCCCCAAGCGCCGCAGCTGCAGGAACGGCTGCTTTCTTAATAGCGAATTGCGCTTTATCCGACGTTTTTTCTAGTTGGCGAAACTGGGCAATGGCTTTTTTGACGCCCGTGTCCGTAAACTCTGAAATTATCGGGATATTAATTGCCATTACGCGGTCTCTCTGTTCGCTTCATCCATGACGCGCTTGACCAGTTGCTCCATCTCGGACATGACATCACTTTGGCGTTGCTCGTACGCTTTCCACATTACTCGCGAACGGTTGCCATAGCGTGCAGTTAGCGCACGGCCCAAAGAGCCAGCCATAGACATATCAAACATTGTGCCGGTAGCACCCTTCCATTGAATGCTAAATGTGCCAACATTTGTCGTGTTTCCTTGGTATTCCTTTACCGCTCGAGTATTGATTTTCGCTGCAATCTTTTGCTTCATACTAGGCACCCACGGCAACATCTGGAACCCTGACCGTGTTTTCCAATTGCGCGACATACCAGACAACGGGACGCCAGTAGGCACAAGAGCGTTGGCATCGTCAATTACAGGTTTGACAATCCTTTTGTAATCCTTGGTGATTTCACGGCGCAAAGATTTGTCAATCTTGTTGAGAGTCTTTAAGGCATCTTTAAGCCCTACAACCTCAATCTTTGCCGATACTCCTGCCACGTTATCTCCGTTTTTTGTTTGCCTCGTTAAGCACTTTAATAACTGTTGCTAAGTCTTGTGAGTCAAACACTATGTCGCTAGGCCACCAACCGACCGCGACCAACACTTCTGCTAGTTGGCGACGGTAGGTGCCGCGTCCGTAGGGTTTGGGTCGGTCTCATCCAATACGTGGCTAATTTCCATCTCAGGATGTTGTTTAAGCCATTCGCTCCAAGTGTCTGGTAATTGTTCTCCGCGCATTTTTAGGATGTAATACATCCAAGCAACCACGTCGCCAGTTTTGTAATCGTTAGCCAAATTGCCAACACGACCGCGGTCGTGCTTTTCCCATTCGGTAATTACAAACAAGTTTGTGTAGTAATACTCGACTGCGCTTTCAGGCGTGCGCTTTATCTGCAACTTGATTTTCATTGTTCTCCTATGTCGGCTTGGAGCCGTTGTTTATACGGTGGTATCTACGCTGTACACGCCACCCTGAAATTCAAGATCCCATTGTGACAATTCGCCCAAAGACGCATTGATCACAGGAATTGATGCAAGGTAAGTGTCAGTCAAAATAAAACCAGGGTTAGTTGCGCCGTCTGCTGCGCTTGTTGGGTTTACTTTTACGGTGCACTTGGTGCCGAGCAATGGTGACAAGATTGCATAGGTCTGACTAGCTGCATATGAAGCGAAAACCGTCAGGGTCAAGCTGTTACTGAACAACCCCGACGTCATGGTGCGGGATGTCTGGCCAAAACTGGTATCTTCCAGAGCCTCCGCGGTCACAACCAAAGATGCGCTAACGACATCGTCGGTAATGTCAACAATGGTGCCAATGGCGCTTCCGACCATTACTTTTGGGTTTGAGAGGTAAGTTGATGCTGGCATGTTTGCTCCTTAAGTTCTGTTCTGATAGTAGATGATTTGTGTTGCTTAGTTGTGGATTATGCGGTCTGGGCTTGGATAGCGCAATCAAGGTCGTAGCACGGATACAACGCGCCACCAATCTCAAGGCTTGACGGACGGCCGGCCATCACGATGATTGACGAGCCAAGCACGCTTGCGACAATGCCCAAAATTGACCGCAGTACCGGCAGACCTGCAGGCCCAGAGCCAATAACTTTGATCGGGAACTCGAGGCGCACGATGTTGCCGTTGCCAGCAAACGTGGTGAAGTTCGGCGCGTCAAGGTACACGCAATTAGGTGCAAGTTTGGTTGGGTCGTTTACAACGCGCAATCCAGATACCGCGGTCAGCGTTGCGGTGACATCATCAATCGCTTCATTGAATAGGTCGGTGTACGACATCAGGCAACCGCTGGACGAGGTATCCCAAGCAACTGCTTGACGATCGGGGTCAGGCTTTGTTGTGGGGCAGAGCCCATGCCATCAAACGTGGCGTAGGTTGACTCTATTGAGCCCCTAGAGCGCCACAGCGCGGCGCAATACATCAAAGTGCCCAATGTTGCGTCACCGCCTGGCGAGGTCGTTAGGGAGTCGATATAGCCCGATTCCTGACGCCTGCGATAACAGAACTGGTTGCCAGCCGACACCGACTGCGTGAGCAACGTGTAATCGTCTGACGGGTTTATGATCGTGATGCCCAAATAGGTCATAACTTGCGCGGCGGTCACCCACGTGCAGACAGGCTCATAAGTGACGGTGCCAGAAGCTGCGACACGCTCAACATCGCTTGCGGTCTTGGCGTAAAGCACCTGATCAGCAATCGGTATCTGGTAGTCGTACAACAGGTCGCCCTGTGTATCAACGCCTAGGAACAAATACTGTGGCAACGCGCGCACCGTGTAGGTGCCGTTAAATGTTGCGTCAACAGAAGCAACCGTGATTGAACTGCCGACTGCAATTTCCGATGGGGTCAGAAGTTGCAGTACGGCAAAGTTGTCAATCAGGTACTTATTAGTAACTGTGTATGTAGCCATGAGCGGTAGCCCCGCTTTCGACTAAGCCTGGGTGATCTTGCGGATCATTCCACCAATTGCAGCAAATGTTGAAACATAGCCGTGGAATGACATGTTGCGTCCCAATACTGCTGGCTGTTCAACGCTCATAAGGCCACGAATTGATTCGTAGAACTCGTAAGCATCGCCTGCACCTTGACCAACGCGGGTGATGATCATGGTCTTGGCAGCGAAGTTGCTGTCAACTACCAACTGCAAGCCGAGTGGGTTGCCGTTCCATGAAGATGCCTGACCGCCACCAAGTGCGTTCTGACCGGTGAGGCCAGCGCCGATGAATGGGAATACTGGACGGCCAGTTGTGTCGGCAAGTTGTCCAAGTTGACCCCATACGTCTGGGCTTACGAACATGTGGGTAGGTGTCCAGTTTCGGTTTGATGAAATGTCAACTGCCGAGTCATAAACAGACTTCAGCAAGTCGGCTACGGTGCCGTCCCAAACGCCTGACGAGTTTGCTGCGGTGAGCAAGTTGTCTGCAGCCAAGTTGTCAGAAGCAATCATGTATTCGCCCATGAGGTCATTCAAGATCAATTGCATTGCTGCAGGTGAAGTAAAGTCAATGTCCTGAACTGACAGCGTTAC